ATATTAGCGTTGCTAAATGAAAAAGCGGTATCAGCCGTCATCGTAGCAGTAAATATTTGTTTAGAAGCAAAGTCTAAAGTTGCCGTTCCGCTTACATTTCCTTGTGCATCTGTTGTTGTAAATTCAGCTCCTAATTTAGCATAACTAATTACATCGTCTGCTATAGTTAATGCGGTTGCTCCTGTTACATCCCCTGTATGGGTTGCATTAGGTGCAGAGTTAGTTAATGTGAAACTTGGATATGTTCCACTAACTGCAATATCTCCGCCATCTGCTAAAGATACTGTTTGGTCTGGTGCGGTATTTGTAACCGTTACATCACCTGTTGCTGAACTTACAGAAACCCCTGTTCCAGCTACTATTGAATTTACTTCGCCTTGACTTTCGTCTGTGTAAAGTTCTGTAAAGTTAGATTGCACCTTTGTGAACGCATCAAACAAGGTGTCTCCTTGTCCTTGATTCGCTGGGCCAATATTAATGTCTTGTTGTGCCATTTATTTGTTTTTTATCTGTTAAAGTTGTGTTCTATCTGTTGTTAAATATGTTGTGTCTGTTCTATAAGCCGTTGAGTCTACTGATATTCTGAATGTAACCCAACAAGTTGGAGATGCTATGTCGTTTATTGCGTTAGTACTCCATAAAGTATCGGCTCCAAAAGAGCCGTCTTGTTCCATTTCACAATATATCTTTCCCCAATTTATTATGTTTGACATTCTTTTCTATTTGTTTTAAGTAAGCTTCTAACTTTATTATATTACTCTTTTTAGGCTTATATGTTTTAATTTCCTTTTTCTCCATTACAGAACCCAAGAATGAAAGTTTACATCACGATCTGGATACATTTCACCATTAGTAGATTCGTTATATTCAGGATAATCCTGGCTATAGAATCCCATATAGTCCACAAACCTACGAGTATAAAACTCTGCGGTTTCTGTTACCCTATTCAACATAGAGTTTAACTCTTCAACAGATATAGTCTCAGCATTTTCACTTCTATGTTTAAATACACCACCATTACTAACTTGATACATAGCAAAGGGCAAATAAGCACTTTGCGTAAACCAAACAAGCATAGGTTTGATGTATATATCAATCAAATTCTTATACTTAAGGTTCCCAGCATCATTAATCTCATTAGATATTACTAAAGCTTGCAACTTGTTGTATAATTTACCTCCTAAGTAATTCTGTATGTGAGTATCTTGTGCTACTTCAATAAATTGTATTAATTTATCAGCATCAACATTCCCATCAATGATTGATTTTCTTTTTAAGTCGTTTATTGTTATAAAAAGTGCCTTTTCTGCCATATTTACTTAGTTTTAGGATATGCACCTCTATTCGGCATATCAGTAGGTCTTACTGGTACTTCTTTAGGGTTTGTAGGCTCGTTAAAACCATCTTTTACAGCATCTGATGCTTCTACTTCCGTATCAGCACTTACTTTCTTCTTGTAAACCCTTCTTTCCCAGAAATGGTGGCAATTTACACCGCCCTTGAATTTAAATAGGCTGTAATTTGCTCCATTATGACCTAATTCTTTGTTTAATCCTCTGAACGACATCTGTGAGATGTCTTCCTTTCTGAACACTATCTCCTTCTTAGTTAAAGACTCTAATTGCTTACAGAACTTTCGGCTATTTGCAGACTCTCTAAGAGGCCCGTAGCTATATCTAATCTTATACCCCGAATTGTCTTGAGAAGAGCGTGCAGATGCCTTAGAATCGCTCTCTGTGACTGCTAATGCTGTTAAATCAAACTCTTCATTGTCGTTAGTCACTTCTTCAGAGTGTACAAGCTCCCAATCAGAGCTAATTACCTCGCCCATCTCTTCTAACTGAGCATATAAATCATCACCCTCATCATCAGAAAAGTCTAATTTAGCCTGGGAAGATAATTTCTCCCCAGTCTCTTCTTCTTTTCTAACTTTAGTGGATATATTTTCTAACTCTGTAAACTCTATTGGTTGTAATGTTACGAAGTATAGGTTTAAGAAGATGCTATTGAAATTAAGTATCTCTTCCAAGCCATCTAAAATGGCTTGTTGGAATGGTCTAATAACAATGTTATCCATAAGGATAGAAGCAGTTCTTAATTCTTCTGCGTTATTACCAAAACCAGTATTATCTTTAATACCTAAAAGTATTGGAGATACAATACCGTGACCAAGCATTATCTTCTCTCTACTCTCATCAGCTAAGAACTGATACTGAGCGTGAGCATCTGGCAAATGTATTGGCTCTAAGTCAGCCTTTGTTTCAGCAGACTCATTGAAGGTAAGAATAAACTTACCAGCATTAGAAGAGCCACTAAACTTATCCATTATCTTTCTTTCAATTAACTCTTGAGTTTCCTCATTAGGAACACCATTATTGAAGTTAATTAGTAAAGATGGCTGTAAGCCATTCTTTATGTTGTTTATGTGGTAGTTTGATACTTCTTCTTCAAGTGAGCAGTACTGAAGACAGCCATTGTAATCTACAGGAGCATAGTAATAGAATCCAGATCTGTAAGGCTTAAATACATAAAGCTCTATTTGGTCTGATTTACTTCCGCACCCAAAAGTAGGTATTCTTTTAGGGTTATCAGAAGGCTTTATATCAGCCCACTTAGGATGATAGTAGTAAGCACTAATCTTTCCATCTTTAGCCTTCTCAGCTCTCAATGTTTCCATTGGGAAGTGTAGTACTTTTACTATACTTGTTTTTTGTTTGTTATACACTACTTGAATTGCAGCTTGACCAAGCATCTTGTAGTCATTAGCGACCCTCTTAATCTCTCTTGATTTAAGAAGCATCTTCATTTTAGTATACATCTCTGGCTTGATTGCAGAGTCCGTGGCTTCAAGGCCACGGCCATATATCATATCAACAATACCATTAATACAACGAGCATTGGTAGGACTACCTAAATACTTGTCTATTAAGCTATCAAAGTAGTCATTATCTTCGCCATATTGAACCCAATCTTTACCATAAACCTCCTTAACAGTTGGTGTTTGGTATCCAGATAAGTTTACGATCCTTGTAGAACCTTGCACTTTCTGTTTTGGCTGTATTGTTACGTTTCTGTGTTTCATATTATAATACTATATATTCATCATCACCATTACCAACGTATTCATTGTATTTGTTAGTATTTATAGTGTGAACAATCTCGTCATCAGTTTGGCTTGTTACATAAGCCTTATCTCTGTAAAATAAAGAGCCTCCTCTTGTAAACTCTAAATAATATGCGTTTTCCTCAGATAGTATACTAAATGCAATATCCATATATACAAAATTACTATTGCTATCTGGAATTGTCGCTTCAATATCTGTAATAGTCTCAGAATTGTTTGTGCCATCCTCTGTTATTGTCAAACTAACATTAGTAAATGATGCAGCTACAGTTGGAAATTCCCTTGGAATAACTGCAATTGTTTGAGCATCTGTACTTGGTAGTAATCTTATCATAATATGATAACTGAAAAGTATGTTTTTTGTTTTAAATAGAAAAGGGAGGGCTTTCGCCCTCCCCCCTTCTGTGTTTAAGAGTACTGTGTTTAAGAACCAGCTACTACAGTAAATCCAACTGCTGTAGGAGTATCTCCTAAGAAGTTAGCAGGAACTCTTTCCATTCCTGTCAATGTAAGTGTGTATCCACTTAATTCATTCATTGCACCACCAGTAACGATAGTACCTCCAGTTACATCCATTCCGTGTTCTAATCCAGCTAAGAAGTAGTTTCCGTTGTAATCTTCAACGATAACTTGTGGTCTTCCGTAAGCTAATAATTTTAACTCGTTGTGGTCAGCTATAGATAGCTTCTTTAGAGTAATTTCTAATACTTGCTCAAAAGCAGTAGTACCAGTAGCTCTATCTGATTGGATGTTTTGTGTGAATGTTGAAGTTCCTTTAATGTCATATTTATATGCACTTGGAGTTCCAGCAATCGCATCAATAACATCAGTATTGGTAACATCATAAGTGATGGCACCTAAGTCCCCGAAGTTTACAAAGTAAATAGCGTTTAAACCACCTACTGAATCTTTACAAGGCTCAATTCTTCCTAATGATAAATCGCAGGCCATATGTTTTTATATTTTATAGATTAATTAAAAAAAGGGTAGGCAGGCTTTACGGCTTACCTACCCTTTTGTTTTTATTTAAGTGTTACTTATGCAGGAGTATAAAGAACGATGTCAGAACCGATTCCGTATTGTACACCAGCTGTCAGCCTCATTACGATTCTCACATTCTGAGATCCGTCAATATCCGCCATATCAATAACTTTTACTTCGTTGTGGTCAGATAATAAACCTGTACCAAAGTATAAGTTAGATTTTTCAGCAGCTACGATGTAGTTGCTTCCAAGTCCGTTAGCAACAAAGATTTTAACTCCGTCAAAAGAAAGAGAACCGTTGTTCCACCATTGAGTACCTTGTGCGTTTGTACCAGCAGCACCTAATCCAGAAGCTCCGAATCCACCTAATGCTCTAACGTAAGCTCTTGCTACGTTTTGAGATACATATAAGTATAAATCTTCTTTTCCGTATAATGTAGCAGGAATAGCATCAACAACTTTTCCTAACTCAGCAATTACGTTAGCAGCAGTAACAGTAGTACCTACTACGTCAGTTACATCTCCGTCAGCAGTCATTAAAGTTACTAATCCGTCAAACTCACCAGCAGTAGCGTTAGTACCAGACCAGATGTTAGTTTCGTTCTTTTGTGCTACTTTAGCAGCAACGTGAGCGATTAAGAAATCAGCAAATGATGGAGGTAAGCTATCAAAAGCAGAAACTCCCATTTGTACAGCCTCCCAGTCAGAACGGAAGTCTTTCTTACATAATTGTAAGTTAACTTGGAACTCCTCTGGTTGGATGATTCTTTCAGTTAATGTAACAGTTGATGTTGGATCAAAGTCACAAGTTGCGTTTTTAAGTACATCGTCAGTAGCAATCTTTTTGATTACTTCTTTGTACTTGATGTTTGGTTTTACTTCAATTCCACCATTTTCAATGGTAGAAGCAGATAATAATGCAGCAGAAATATATTTTCCAGCAAATTCACCTGCGTAAGTAGTAGTGATAGATGTGTTAGTTGGCATTGTTTTATTGTTTAGAGATTTTTGATAATACTAAGTCAAATGTAGTAGCGGCTCTTTTTTGAGCATACAAGTTTAAATTTCTTGAACCAACCACTTCCTCTGGAGAGTGAGTTAATTCTTTTACTTCTTCTTGAGCAGATAACTCAGTAGCATCAGCTAACTCAGCAGGAGCATCTTTAGGCTCCTCCGTACTCATAGATTCCATAATTTGGTCATACATAGCTTTCATTTCAGCCATTGCTTGAGCCAACTCTTCTTTAGTAGCATACTTGTCTTCGCTTTCAACAGCATCTTCTACGATGTCTTCAGCTGCATCAACAACTGGCTCTTCAGCTAAAACCTCTTGCTCCTGCTCGGATAAAACTACTTCTTCTTGAACCTCAATAGCTTCAGTAGCTACTTCTTCTGGCTTAGAAAGCAGAATCTCCTTGAATTTGTCAACGATTTCTTTTGCGTTCATATTAATTGGGTTATTTATTTACTAAATATGTTATGATAACTGAAATACAACGAACTGTTATATTTTTAACTATCCGTTGCTTCTTGTGATGACTCTTACTCCGTCATCTTTCTTAATTTCTTGTACTTCTACTTTTTCAATCAGAGGCTTAGGAGCCTCTTCTTTCTTTGATTTACTTTTCTTGCTTTTAAACATTATTCTGATATTTTAGTTATACTTCCTATTCCTTGATTAATCATATTGCCTTTACAGCATTTAGTTGAGTAGGTTCCATTTTTGCAAAGGCATCCTCTCTTGGATGACTTTGGGCTTGTTCTACTTGGAGTAGCTTTCATTTTATTATGCATACGATTGTGTTTTTTGTATAAAGTATATTATGTCCCATATTTTGGCAGTACCGCCTGATGGCGTAATATTTAACAAAGACCCATTATCTACAAAATTTTGGTCTGCATAGTATTGAAAAACTTGGTGAAATTCGTGTTCTATGTTATTGCCTTTTGGGAAAGCTATATCTACTCCAACCCTTTCGTATGGTGTGCCGTTTTGTGCATCAAGTTGTAATCTTAAATATGTTTGATTAGCATTTAATGCAGAACATTTAAAAGCAACTGTCAATATGTAAACATCGTTTAAGTTATCAGCTGTTATTCTTGTTCCGTTATAGTAGTCTATTCCTGCGTAGCTTCTATAAGTATTAGCGGCATTATTAGGCAAAGATATTTCATTATCTTCCAATAAAATTAATTTATTGGCAGCGGTATATAATCCGTCATCGTATCTTGTCCAACCTAAACCACTACCTATTCCAGATTGTGGGTATATCTTTCTCCAAGCACCATTATAGACTTGCCATATACCACTTTCAGTAGTAACCATAGCTCCTTCTTCTATATTAAAAGTTAATCTTTTAGCATCAGTAGTTTGGTGTGCGTGTACTTTATATGATGTGTTGTTACTCGTCATCCTCTTCTTTATATATTGTTAAACATAAATCTACAAAAGGCAAATACAAAACGTGATCGGTTGTATTTGTCTCGTTATAATCGTAACTCCTTACTCCAAATAATATACCTGGGTAAAAACCCAAACTAATTTCCCATCCGTTAATCATTGTCTATCTTTTTAAGTTTAGATATAGCCCAGTTAACTCCTGCTGAACCACCCCAAGCATCCCACATAATTCCTCCACAACCTTCTGAGTAAGGAACATCTTTGTTTTGTTGATGTCTCTTGAATGACGCCATTCTTGCTATTGTTGATCGGCTTAGTGGTTGTCTGTTCGCCAGTTGACTGGCTCTCCTCCAACCTACTGATGTCCCACAAGAAGTCCCATTCTCTTCCTTCCATTTTAAAGCTCTTTTAGCGTTGTTTGATGCACTTTCTGGATAATCAGTATATGATTCAAGCTCTTCTCCATAAGAAGCAAGCATAGCGTCCTCTAAGTCGTATAAGGTAGCTATAGCATCTAACTCATCTGATGAGAAGTCTTCTTCTACAGATTCATTTGGGCCGTCTAACTTATCAGCAAAGAAACCTTCTATAGAGAAGCCTTTGACCTTACCCTCTTTCACATAGTTGTTCCAGATGTCATCGTTGTTTACTTTGACAGAAACCATCCAAGTGCCTTTAGGCAAGCTAAGACCATACTTCTTAGATTTATCCATATCAGTATCTTCTATAATCCAAGATTCTACTACGGATAATCCTTGTATGTCTACTTGATGTTCCAATGTTGAATTGTTCTGTTTACCTCTTGATAAAAACAACTCTGAAGCCTTTTTAACAGTATCTTCACTAAAGAAGATGTTGTATTCTTCTTCGCCATTAGTTCTATATATTTGTTTGTTCGGTATAAGAGCTGGCCCCATAAGGATTCTCTTCTCAGCATCTACCTCAGCTAATTGGACTTCGTGCTTCTTTAAAGCAATGAAGTCCTCTTCTATAGCAGGATTCTCAACAACAGATATAGCTTCTATGCCGCTAAACTCGTTTTCCTCGTCTATGTATAATTCAATTGTTTTCATAATATGGTAACTTATTAGTTTACTTTTTGTTTTAATTAACCTAAACTTGCAGAGCCTATAATGTTTCTATCCATCTCTTGAGCAGTAGATACATCTTTAGATACTACATAAGCTTTTACTGGTTGTTGGAATTGTCCTTGTACAGCAGCAGCCAATTGATTACTTGGAGACTGCCCTACTATATTAAAGTCTGGAGCTTGCACTCCTGCACCGCCTCCCGCACCTCCTGCACCAGAACCAGATAATCCAGATTGACTTGAGACAAACTTTTGTTTAGCAATCATAGCTACTTGAGCTAATCCACTACCAATAATAGCCACCATTGATGCTATTCGTTGGAACGTAGAAAGCGCAGGATCTTTTAGAGCTGCTGAAGCGGCTAAATAAGTGTTTATGGTTGCGTTTGCAATACTGGCTGCTTTATTTAGCTTGAACTTCTTTTCTTCTATTTTGTCTTGCTTTTTTCTAAGTTCTTCGTCATTTGCAGCTATTTGGTTTTGTATTTTCTTTCTTTCTTGAGCCGACAAATTCTCATTAGCAAGCCTTTCTTTTAGTTCATTGTTTACTTTGTTTGTCTTATCCTGCTCTAAGTCTATTTCTCTTTGAAACGACGCATCCATTACTCCAAAAACAGCATTTGAAATATCTTGAAAAGCATATATGGCAGCAAGCTTATCTTCCTCCCTTAATTTAGCTACAGCTTTATTTCCATTGTCTTCTACCTCTTCTCTTTTCTTTTGATATGCAGCGAGACCATCCGTAACTTCTTTTGCTCCTTTTGACAACTGTTCTTTAACTGTCTTAACGTCTGTTCCAAATATTTTATTTAAAAATGCTAATCCAGACTCTTCATCAGTAGGTTCTCCTATTTTTTTAAGTTCCTCATTAAGTTCCAAGTTAAAAGACTTCATAATACCCAGAAGAGTATTATTATGTTCTTGAAGCAATACTTGTCTTTTTGCTGCGTATAAATTTCTAACAGCTATAAGTTCAACTTCAGCAAGCCCTTCTTGCTTGGCTTTTTCTTCAGCAGCAGCTCCTTCTATTTCAAGTTCTTTTAGTTTTAAAGCTGTAATTTGATCTAATCTTGATTTTTGTTCTTCTTCAGAACCTCCCTCTATTGACTCAAGAAGTGATATTTGTTCAGACAAGATGCCTTCGTTAATTTCTTTTAAAGCCTTTGCTCTTTTTTCAAGTCCTTTAGTATTTCTTTTTAGGCTGGCTGTATTTTCATCTAATACTGTATTATAATTTGCTTCAGCCTTAGTTAAAGCTTCTGAATAGTTTATTAAATCTTCTTTAATGTTAGAGAGCTCAAGTTCTAAATCTTTTCTTTGAATGTTAAGCTGATAAAGTTCGTTTGCATTGGAAAACTCTCCTTCACGAAGAAAAGCTTCCCTTGCTCTTATTTTCTCTAATTCCTTTCTTACTTTAGCTAAATTCTCTTCTGCATTTTTCTCTTTCTCCTTAAATTCAATTTCTTTCTGAAGTACTATTCTCCTTCTTTCAATTAATTCGTTTTGTACCCTTAAATTGCCATTAAATTCTTTTAAGTCATCAGACATTTTTTTGTCTAACCTTAATAGAGTGTTTTGTATCTGAATCTTTCTTTCTGAGCTTGTATTTGAGTTATCAAGTTCATCATTTAAAAGTTTAATAACCTCTATTTGAAACAACATACTCTTTACTTGAGAATCTATAGCCTGCTCAGCTCTTTTTGTTCTTGTTGAAAAGAATTCAATAGCAGCAACTACTGCTTGAAATGCAAACAAAATCCCAATAGGCCCCATCATAGTCTTCCAAAGACTTGCAATTGCTCCTCTAAAACTTCCAGCTTTTACAACAAGTATTCCAAATAAACTACCTAATTGAGAAAGGTTGTTTGTTACTGCATTTAATCCGTAAGGCAAATCCGACACAAATCTACCAAGTTCTTGTGCTGTTGCACCTGCTATACCAGCGGAACTTGAAGTGTCTTTTAATGCAGAATTTAAACTTCTCGCTTCTTTTGTTACACTTGAAACATTCTTTTCAAGAGCCTGAATGCTTGATTTTAATCCATTAACTTTTAATTCTCCGTTACTGGTATCAAGTTCAATCTTTAAATACTTAATGTTAGTTTCTGCCATTTCCCTTGTATGTGTTACGTTTTATACTTGTTCTCATTTCCTTCAAGCTCTTAGGAGCTTGATACTTTCCTTTTGCAATATCTATGTCCTCATCTCCAACATACCAGTCAGAAGTATTAAGTAGGTCTATTATGTTCTTTATCATATTTTAATTATTTAAGGGCAAAAGAATCCAGGTACAAGAACAACGTCTCCTACGTTTATTGCACTAAATCCCGTGGATCCAATTACTGTATAAGTATTTCCTAAATCATCTTCAACCCGATTATTAAAACTTAAACTTATTTCTTGTATACTCTGATTAGATCTATATCGTAAACTTGTATTTGACCCACATTTATCCAAGTAGTAATAGTCACCAGTAGTATCAGAACAAGGCCCTAAAGTGATTCTTTCTCCATTTAAGAATTGATAAACAATATCGTCTTTCATATAATAGCCTCCTGTCACAGGGCTTCCTACTCCAGAATTTGTGTAATAATACAACCCATCATTACTACTTATGTATAGGTTTATAAAAACTGTAGATTCGCAAACAAAATCAGTACTTGCTGCGAAAACATATGTCTCTGAAGTATAGCTATCACAAGTTGCTACTTGTGTTTTAGCACCATTACTAAATGAGTATATAAAGTTTCCATTAGAATAGTAGCTTCCAGTAAATAATGTTCCAGTACCATCGCCAGCAGTATAATACAATCCATCTTGAGGGTTGTAGTATAGAGTTGCGTTAGTCCCAGAGCAAGAGTCTTGTTGCACAGCAGAGTATTTAAATGTTTGAGCTGAATAAGAAAAGCAGTATCCAGTATCATTCTTAACGCCACCTACAAATGTATAAACATTAGTGCCATTAGAATAAAAAGAACCGTTAACTAAGTTTCCGCTTGCAGAGGCTGAGTCATAGTATAATCCATCAGCACTACTAATGTAAAGAGTTACATTTGAGCCGCTACAAGCAAGTACATCTGTAGCGCCAAATCTAAGTACTTCAGGGGTATAATAAGTATCCTGAGTTATAGTCTTGCTGATGATATTAGATATAGCTGTATTAGATGGGTCATTAACATCAATAGAGAAAGCTCTATAGTAGAAAGTGCCATAAGAAGGCATAGTAATTACAGTTTCACCAGAACACCCAGCAGAAACTGGTGTTCCTCCTCCTGGGAATGCTGGGTCTGTAGACCATTGTATAGTTGAGCTATCACAGCCGCCATAAGTGGTTATGTTAATAGGCACATCTAATCCACTTGTATAGCTTCCAAATGCTATAATAATATTTCTTGGCTGAACAAATGGCTCAACAATCTCGCTAATCAACTCAAGATTACTTCTACCAGACATAAGGTTAGAAGACACTTTGTTTATTGTGTATTGCTTCCCATTTATAACAAACCTATCATTTAGTTTATATTTGTATAGTATTTTTATAGGTAGTAATGCACTAATCTCTAATATTCTACTCTGAGAATCAAATATGTTCTTAATATAATCCTCGTGGTAATTCCTAAATAGCGAGTTCTCATTATAAGAAGGAGTTGTTAATCCAACTGTAAACTCATCATTTTCTGCATCAAAGTTTAATGTCTGTGTTCCATCTGCTTTAACATTACTCGGTCTATTATAATCAGCAAGAGAAACCCTACTGAGTCCATCATCAGCACTTAAATATAATGGCTTACCAGCATCTACACTTGTATTGCAGTTATAGAACAACAATGGACTACCTTTTATAGGCTCTTCATTTTCGCTGACAAAGTAGCCATATTGAATATTAGTGTAAACATCATCGTTGTCATCTAATAACTTCTCGTATATAACTTTTTCAAATGGCAATTGAATTAAGTACTCTGTTCCATCTATATATTTTCCATCTATAACAACATTGAATTCTTCGTGTCCAAATGGATAATCAAATAGCTCGTTAAACTTAACAGCGAGCCTTGTAGAAGGCTCCTTAAACTCATACTTAATATTAGAATACAAATCAAGTCTATTAACAGAAGACGTAGTAACGTCCATATACTCTGTTACATCGTATGTATTGTAGTCTGCATTGTAAAAAGCGTTCAAGTCTTTTACTACAATAACGCTATCTTCAACGTAAGCAGTTAAGTTAAACATCTTAAACAAGCCTATAAGAAAGTCTATTATTTTAATGTTAGGCATCTCTTGAGATACATTAACATAACTTATGGTGCTTACAACGCCAGACTCATCATCTCCTGCTGAGTACTGTCTTTCTTCTACTATTGATGCATTTCTTAGAAACTCTAAGTCTAATGTAGATGTAAACTCTATAGCTGAAAAAGACTTAACTTCAAACTGTAAGAAAGCTTGATTGAAGTTGTTTACTCCAGGTAATATAGTTTCTGATACAGATTGATTACCGCTAAGTCCTTTGTATTCGTATAACACAGACCTTGTGGTCTGATTAGTTACAATGTTAGTTACATTGTTATAAACTACGATGTCGTAAACTTCAGAAGAAGTGGTTTCTATGTTTAATTGAAACGCAGAAGTGTCTGTTCCAAAGTTGGTTTTTATAGCACCAAGCTTTACTGTGTCATTTCCATCTAAATTAAAATAGTCAGTACCTGTTGTTGGGCCATTCCACCCAAGAACAACACCCAGCTCAACCTCATATTTACCTTTAGAGTTTCCTAATTCTCCAGCTTCTCTATTTAACCACAAATACATTTCATTAAACACATCTTCTCCAAAGAAGTCTCTTGAGAATTGCAACTCTGGGTATTGAGCTTCTATAGCTTCAATAATATGAATAGCTCTTATAGCTGGCTTTAAGTCAGATTTAAACAACCCTTCTCCGTTTGAGTCATTACCTAAGTTCCTATAGTTCTCTGGAGTTACATAAGCTCCATTAGAATTATAAATAAATCTTTTATCTGGAGTAATAAGAGGATATATTATAGCCTCGTTATCTGTGCCAACAACAAGACCGCTTTCTAAGCCTTGCTTTACATTAGCATAATTCCAATCGTGATTATAAGCAGTTAGCTTAGTTAAACTATTAAGTCTCTTCTCTCCAAGTATTCTATTTAATGTTACGGTAGACCCAAAGAAAGTAAGCTCGTAAGCATAAGCCTTATTACTTTTCATTAAGACCTTATTAAGTCTAATGGTTCCCTTTCTAAATGGAGTATGGTTTAATTGTATTTCAGAGTCGCTTCTAAATCTTGCATCGTATCCGTCAACTAAAGCATTGTCATAGTAATGCTTAAATATCTTGTTATTTGTTTTAGAAGCTGGGACAGTAAAAGATTGAGAGTAGTCGGTAAATATCTTGGAGATATCTTTTACATCTTGAATAGAAGACGTGAGTTCAACACTCTCGTCTTCAAACATATCAAGCCTTTTATTGTCTATATATATTTGGATAGTCTGCATTTATCTTATGCTGTTTATAGTGTCAAATGAATAGTCAAAGTCTATAGCGTAGTCAATCAGTTTATTGTTAACACTCTTTTTCATCTCTAATGAATCTGTCTTTGGTCTTATAGGATAAACTTTACTGTCTTCGTTAATCCATACATTCTCAGACATAAGGAGTTGTTTAATGACCTCGTTGAATTGCTCGTCTACAAACCCTGTATTAAGTTTAAGAGATTTACTTCCGTTAACATTGAAATCCTTGTTCTGAGGCACGCTTGTACTATAAGATAGTGCTGTAGTACCAAAATTAAGAGTATTAGCCTTAAATGAGTCCTTAGTCACGTTAACTGAATCATCTCGTCTCTTAAAGAAGTATAAGTCTTGTACTACTCCAAACTTATTCATAAATGACACTTTGCTTGGGTCGTACTTACATTCTGTAAGGTAGTTTATGTGAACTATAGTCTCGTTGCCATAAACATCTACAATAATAGCCGTATCTGGGTCACCATAAGCAACTGAAGAGCTTGTGTTGTTATTTGTTTGGCTTTTTAAGTGTGTTAAGTCAGTAGTTATAATTCCAGCATCATTATCAGTTCTATAAGCTGTACTGTCTATAGTTATTGGTGTAACAGTAGTACCATAGCTATTAGATACTAAAAGAGTGCCAGCCTTGTAATAATCTACTTTAAATGTTCCATTAGAACCAGTATACACAGGTATTCTTGCTAAATCACCCTCTTTAACATACATTATGGTATTAGATTGTAATAAACCATAGCTAAGCTGTGGGTTTATTTCATCCTCAAAATATCCATAACCATCAAAAGCAATTCCGTAGCCCTCCTCCACATCAGAAGTAGCGTCATCAAATACTCTTGTTAGTTCCCACTCCACCCAAACATTCTGTTTGATGTTGTCGTAATCTCCATCAAACTGTATATCTATAAAGTCTCTAATGAGTTCAGCTACTTCAAATACCACAATATCATTAGTAGGTAGTTTTTCCTTGTATATCGTATAATTAGGTGTAAGGACAGCTTTCTGTCCGAACACCCCATCATAGACCCATAATTTTAAGTTTGCACTTTGTATGTTTGCCATTTCTATGTTTTTATTGTGGACAACTTAATGTATAATCCCAATATGTTGTTGGATTGCTAATAGGAGCAAAAACCTTAACAGTAGCAGTTGTTGTTGCTGTTGTTTTTTGGAATGTTGCAATTCCCTGTCCAGGTGCTTGTATTGTTTCTGATGGTAGACCTAAGTTTGCTAAAGCTGTATTTAATAGCGTTTGATTATCAGTAGTACCTCTGTATCCAGTATTTATAACCTCTACTCCGTCAAACTCTACTATGAATTTATCTGGTATAAAAGAGGCATTGAAGTTTAAAGTAACAATTCCAGTAGCACTACCAAGATCTACTACATCTACTTGAGGGAATGCTGGCCCACCAGAATATTGAGAACCTGCACCACAAGGAACATCTGCCACAACTGGAGGAGGACAGCTAAATGTAACCTCGTAATCATCATTTACTAAAGGAGCATAAGCTCTTAAAGTAACTAATGTAGGTGTTGCAGTAGTTTTATCTATAGTTATTATAGTATTCTTATTGGAAGGATTGGCTGTGTTAATGTCAGCTGGGTCTATATTTTTAGCTATTAACTCGGCATCATAATCACTTGATCCTATGTAACCAGTATCAGCTTCATTTCCATTCCAATCAGCAACAAACCTAATAGGTACTTGATTACCTGTTATACTTAAAGTAACGACACCTACCTCAGATGTATTAAACTCAAATAAGTTTTCTCCAACATCAGTTCCAGTATTATAAGTTTCACCACAATTAACTGGTATAGTTTGTAGTGGAGCTGTAGGCGGAGTATAAGTTGGAGGGTCTTCGCTGTTAGCTATAATATAAAATGGGCTTCTTGTGTTTATCTTTAGCATTACTTTATTTTTACTATTTCGTCAATCGTTTCTTGAATGTCTCTGCCATAAGCAGCGAATATATTATTTAGCATTTCATCCTTTTGATTTTGATATACAAAATCTATTATGCCAGATCCTGCCCCATTAAATCTTTTTATAGTACCTACATCTTCTATTGAGTCAGCTATATTTTTAGCCATCCAAAACATAGTTTTATCTGTAACCTTAATAAATCTTCCTTTTCCGTCTTTAGGTCTTACGCTTTTAGCTTCAGCCCATTTAATAATACTACTAACTTTTGGTCTTTCTCCTGGCTCGGTACCTTTATCAATCTTTTCTAAAACATTACTTGCAATTATTTCTAACTTATCTCTCGTTGCAATGTAAGCTATACTATTCGCAGTATCTCCAGTAGCATAAGTACCATCAATCTTTAACTGAGCTTTATACTTTTCTACAAGTAAATTCCCATATTTAACTAATTCAGACTGTAAGTTACTTAAGTCCATTAGCAGATACTAATTTCATTAGGCATACTAACAATAATATTCACTCCCCATCCTGCTAACTCATTCTCAAATCTGTCTTTAAATGGAGTGGCTGAAGGTGCTTCAAGCAACTGAAGCCGCTCAGAGAACATATCACCCCTTCTAAGCTGCTCAATTACATCATTAATAACTTGTAACTGACTATTATAAACATCTTGCAGATTATCATTACCATTAATCACATCCTTAGTAGGAGCATCCTTATTATAATCTACAATATCTAAAGCAAGTAATTGAAGTGTGAAATTCATTACTGGGCCATCAAAGGTCACATCTGTTATATTTAAGTGACTTAAAGGAAATATAGTAGTCTTGTTGAGGTCTACTTCACTAATATCCCCATAAGTAACAGTAAACACATTAGGATTCGTCCTTAGACGATCCTTTATCTTATTTACTATGTCGTATACTTGTGTCATTATGTATTTTTATTATATGATTGTTTTATCATCTTAGCTTCTATGTCGTTCTTCTCTTTCTCAAAGCTTAACCACATTAAGCAGGTGTGTAATGGAATCTTGGTGACTGACTCAAGTTTGTGGACATCGCCTCCAGCAAGTCCATATATTGACTGATACCAACCCCATTTTCTTCCAAAGCCTGCTTCAAGGCTGTATTCCCCTTCTTCTCTTCCTCCTCCAGTAAAGAGTTCATCGTATATTTTGACAATTTGCTCCCTAAACGATAAAAAAAAACCAAAGCTCCCATTGCTACATTTACGGGTGCATCCTTCATTACATCCGCCCATTTGTCTGAGCCTTCATAAGGCTCTATCTCATATAGATGTTTCTTGCCAGCAACTATAGGTCTATACATAACAGCCATAGCCTTGTGCATATTATCCCAATCAGTAATATAAGACTCTAAGTCAATATACTCACCAAAAGTCATCTTGTCTAAGTTCGGTATAAAACCGAACTCCGCAGTCACACCATCAGAACCAGTCATCTTAAATCTCTGCACCAAGTCAGTCTTCTCTTCAAAACAATCACTAAGCTGTTTAAGAACTGACTCAAACATAGATACAGGTAAGTTGTAACTATCTTTTAGTGACAAACCACAGAATATCTCAAGTGCTTTAAGATTCAAGAACTCATTGTTCTTGTCTCCTTCGTCTACTCCTTTAGCAACAGATAAATACTTCTGATACTGATGCAACTTAATTGCACTTAAGTCTTGTGGTATGCTTACTTCTAATTCTACTACTGCCATATATTTTCTATATAGTATGATAACTGATTTATAGCTATTTTGTTTTTGTCTGTAATTTTTGTATATTGCAGTATAAAAACAATGAGTAAAGATATTATGAAACCAAAAGAAAAAGCAGAGGAATTAGTAAAGGAAATGTTTAAGCCAAATAATCATTATCTAAATCATAACATAGAGGTTGATAGAGATATTGCAATAAATTCAGCTTTAATTTGCGTAAGAGAAGTTGTGACAGAATTAAATAAATTACCAAGTAAAGATTTAAGTGATTTGCAGTTTTGGGGAGAAGTTGAATATGAAATAAAGAACTATAGATAAACCTTATAGTAAACACATAAACCATAAGAAAATAATATAACAAATAATAGCTAAACCATAAAACAAAAATGGTACTTTATAGTTATCTTAGTATAACAGAAGGAAATCTGTATAAGTTCCCAAACTTTAGGCACACCACCTATTGGATCGTGTACACTAAGTCTGCTTAAGAATTGCATTACTGACTCTTTTATAACCTTTGTAGCACCCCAGTAATATTCAACTTAACCAGCATTTATCTATTTATTTAAGGTTATAGGGGGTGCATCTCTCCATTCCTTCTGTATATTAGTAAAGGCAAGCCTTTAAGGGCTTGCTACTGTCCGCAAGTACAAACCCATTTCCAAATATATTTTCTAACCCACCTAACCGATTCTGATTCACAGGGTTTGGGCCACCCCTACCAAAAGGGTTTGAATTCATTAAAGAGGGGTAATAAGAGGCGGCATCTCTCATTTTACGTCCATTTACCGCATTTACTCTGAGCCAGGCTGTCAACCATTAGGCAGAAGATATAAGGGCTTAGACGGGCTGTAAGGTAGCTTAAAAGAGATGGCTACACCTCACAAATCTACTACCTTTATTTTTCAAGCAGTTACAAAAAAAGATAATTAAATATAAGGCACAAAAAAAGCCCCGTTAAGGGGCTTAATTAATCTATTTTAAAGCTGTTTATTTGTTTAAATCAATGTTTATGTCAATGTAAATGCCGTTCAAATTTATATTAAAATGCGGTTCGTATATACTGCAGCAATTAACACCCTTTTTTGTGGGTACATTAATTGTAATCTTATCCGCTATGCATTGTATTAAGTACATTTGTTGTTCTGTTGTTGTTTTGTTTATAATGTTTAAAACATTATCCCTTTGCTCTGTTGTCATATCTTATTTACTTTTATAGTTTAATTAATCCCAATCCCGACCGCCTTGCTTTAAGTATTCTGCAAAGCCCTTAGAATATTCGCATTTCTTTTTAATACTAATCAAATCAGATTCAATAATAAGCGTTTCAATTTCTGCACAAATATGGTTGTATTCATCTTGTGCGGTTTCACTAAATCTAACATCTTTATTTGGTTGAATAATGTAGGTATTTTCTTTGTATTTATTTTCTATTAAATAGGTTGCTAAATTATCTATTAATTCCATTGCAAATGAGTCCATAATTTATTTGTTTAAGTTAGTTAAAAGGGTAGGTTTGTATTAATAACAAAACCGCTGTTGTCTTTTTTGGCTTTGCCTTTTGCTTTTAAGCCTAAGACAATACCTTTATTGTAAATCATTACTAAATCCGATGCATCACCATCCAACACCTTTGCACCTTTGTATCTTTGTGGGAGATCTCCAGAAAAGACTGCGGCAACATTAACACCCAATTTAATGGCTTCATTTGCATCCTCATTATTATCCTCTGCCCTTGAAAAAGTAACCGTATAATTTGGATGATTAATGTACTTTTTTGCTTTGCCTAAAATCTTGGTGTAATCATAAAAGACCGCAAAATCTTTTAAGGTGCTAATATCTAAATTTGCATATTTATTAAGCAAATAAACAAAATCAATATCGGACGTTCCATTTAGTCTAAAGGCAATTTTATAATTGCCTTTTTTGGCTTTGGTGTATTCTTTCATTATTTGATTAGATAAATTCAAAACAAAGCCTTGTTTGTCTTTTAAGTAATATTCAGTTTTATTTTGCCTTGCCTTTTGTACATTAGAAAAAGCACCTCTTCCCGCTGAGAATAAACAAGCGGCCGCACAACCTTTAGAAGCTTTGGGGCAAATGTTTACGCCTTTACTATTTAGGTTGTATGGGCTTAGATATAGGATAAAAGTTTTTAAGCTGTTTTTAGCTGTTTTGGTATTCGTATTTCCTTGTGATAATAAGTTTATTTTTTCCATCTTGTTTGTTATTTAATTTCCTCATAAAGTTCATATTCTAAACAGTAGTCAAAAAGCATTCTCTCAAGTTGTTCTAAGGTGTAACCATCGGAACTCCAAAAACCGCTTCTTTCAATTGCAAAATAAATTGTTCCATCGTTTAATAACTGCAAGTAGTGACCAAAATAAGTAAAAACACCTATTGTATAAAACTTATCATTAGGTTCTAAACCATCATTAAAAAGAAAGTCCTCCGCATATTTATAGTCTTGAATATTTGTATACTTTCTGCTTTTCCTAAAATCCTCAAAGGATATTTTTTTTATTGCTTGCATTACAGTTCGTTTTTGATTGCACTAATAACGGCAAATTTACCGCCCTCTTTTATATAGATATTTTTAAACCTCTCAAGGTCATTTGTTAGGATGTATTTCAAATCCTTATCAATTACAACAAAATCCTTATTGGATTTTGATATTCTCAACCTATCTCTTAAGGATAGCTTTTTTAGTTCTGTTATTGCTTTGCCCATTGTTCTATATTTTTTTTGTTAAAATATTTACCCATTACTTTATTCATTAAATGAATTCCTTTGTCATCTAAATCATTGATTAAATCAATTTCCTTTAGCATTTCAAAACATTGCTCTTGAACAAAATCAATAGTTCTTTCATACAGCATTTGCGATAAAACTTTGTGAGTTTCTTTCATATTAATTGATTTCTGCATCTTAATTAGTTTTTGTAGTTAATGAGGTGTAAACATCCGCAAAAAGATAGATGCTAAAAACACCGCATAAAATTAGTACAATTTCTGTTTGCTTTGCATTTAAGTTGAACACCATTATTTCCGCAGTTGCACAAAGGCAAAGAACAAAGGGTGTTAAAAGTGATTTCAATAAATTTTCCATTGTTATTGGGTTTTAAAGTTTATCAAATATAGTAAATTTTTTAATACACAAGCAAAAAATCAACTTTTTTTGTTTTAATCTGCTTTTTTTTATCTGCAAATTTGTAATAATAGGAACGCACGCACGAATAAGCATTTTGTTTGAGATGTGCAAGCCTAAGCCCTAATTTAGGATCGGTCTAAATAAGCAAAAAGCACAAAAAAATACCCCTACTATGTTTAAGGGGGTACTATGTTTAAGAGTACTATGTTTAAGAGTACCCTTACTATGTTTAAGAGATTATATTTTGCTTCTGTGTTACAACCTGGGAAGCAAATAAAAGAGAGCCTGGTTATTCCAGGCTCTTTATAATTTATGGGTACTATGTTTAAGGGGGTACTATGTTTAAGAATTACAAAACGCACCACATATGATATGGGGGGGTGACAGGGGGGGGTTACCTCACAACATATTTTCCAGAATTAATTCCTTGAACTAAATATTGTAATCCGTAACGTATCGCATCAATGTAGTGATTGAACTTATCTATTGGCTTCTCATTCCTTTCCTGCCATACATAGTTATTCAGCTCTCTCATTACTCCGTGGCTTTGTCTGTCTACTATCATTTCATAGTCTTGCATTAGTGCAATACCACTTAGAATACTACCTTGCTTCTTTAT